CAATGGTGATCGGGTTAAAGTCCGTACCGGTGAATTAATTACCGCGTGGTTACCTTGGTTCACCCATCGTGCTGGTAAAAGCCGTACCTGGTGGCGACCATCAGTTGGTGAGCAGGTATTTATTTTAAGTCCTAATGGTAACCTTTCGTTAGGTTGCGTATTACCTAGCATATATTGTGATGCTAATCCTGCCCCATCTAAATCTGAGGATGGATATTTTGTAACCTTTCCCGATGGAGCATCATTTGAATATGAACCAGAAACCAGCCAATTAACTATCAAGGGAATCAAAACGGCTGTGATTGAAGCAAGTGAACAAATCACCGCTAAAGCTGGCAGTAAAATTCAACTTGATACACCATTGGTTGAATGTAGTGATCATATAACATTCAAATCATTTAGTGCTAGCGGTGGTGGCGCCAAAGGTAGTACAGGAACCTTAACAGGTAACGTCATTCATAAACAAGGTCAATTATCATCGAACGGCATTATATTAGACTCTCACACCCATATTGGCGTTAAAGCTGGTGGTGATTCAACAGGAAAACCGCAATGAGTTACATAGGCATGAATAGCAAATCAGGACGAACAATTACCGATATGGACCATATCAATCAGTCCATTAAAGATATTCTCACCACACCGATTGGTTCGAGAATTGAGCGACGTAATTATGGTTCGTTACTGTTTTTACTTTTAGACAACCCAAATACAGAAGCAACTAAACTACGTGTGATTTCGGCTACGGTATTGGCACTTACTCAATGGGAACCACGAATAAAACTTGATACGGTCGATGTGTTCCCTGATAAAGAAAAATTAACCTTACAAATAACCGGTTCACGGATAGACAAACCGAACCAAACCTTTAATAGCGAAATCGAGGTAGCAACATGGCAGCATTAACCGACCTTTCAAAATTACCCTCCCCAAATGTAATTGAATCCCTAGATTTTGAAGAGATCTTTAACCGCCGCAAAGCCAAATTCATTTCACTTTATAGTGAACAAGAACAGGAAGAAGTTGCCAAAACATTACAATTTGAAAGTGAGCCGATTGTCAAACTATTATAAGAAAGCAGCTATTATGAACTAATTTTACGGCAACGAATCAATGAAGCTTCACAAGCATTAATGATTGCTCATGCTAAAGATCAGGATTTAGATAATTTAGGCGCCAACTTCAATGTTTATCGTCTAACCGTGCAAGCTGCAGACAATAGTGTCGTTCCGGCTATCAAAGAAATTAAAGAAGCTGATAGCGACTTTAGAGTGCGAATTCAATCAGCATTTGAAGGATTATCAGTCGCAGGCCCTCGAGCCGCTTATGAATTTTTTGCTCGAAGTGCTGATGGTCGAGTATTAGATGCCGCAGCAGAAAGCCCATCACCAGCTTGTGTTACATTAGCGATATTAGCTCGCGATAATAATGGAATAGCTTCTAATGAATTAATTGAAATTGTAAAAAAAGCGGTCAATCAAGATGACCGTCGTCCGATTGCTGACAGAGTAACCGTTAAATCGGTAGAATTAATTAAATATCAAATCAAAGCTAAACTTTATTTATATTCTGGGCCAGAATCAGAACCAGTAAAAAAAACGGCCATTGATAATTTAAAAGCTTATATTAGCGAAAAACATCGAATTGGTCGAAGAATCAGTCGCAGTGCAATTATTTCAGCATTACATGCCGTTGGTGTACAACGTGTTGAACTTCAAGAACCTGCAGATGATATTATTATCAGCCGTGAGCAAGCTAGTTATTGTTCAAACTATAAAATTGAGGTAGCAGGTTATGGTGAATAAAACACTACTTCCCCCTACAGCTACCAAACTGGAAAAAAATCTTTCACAAGCGATGACTTGTGAACCACCAATTCCACTACGTTCACTTTGGGATCCGCAAACTTGTCCAAATGAATTACTGCCTTACTTAGCATGGCAATATAGTGTAGATCGTTGGGATGAAAAATGGTCTGAGCAGATTAAACGCAAAGTTATCGCCGAAGCATTTGAGATCCATAAACTTAAAGGTACCAAAGAAGCAATTCGCCGGGCAATAGAACCATTTGGTTACCTAATCAAAACTACAGAATGGTGGCAAAATAATCAAACTCCAGGCACTTTTGCCTTAGAAATTGGCGTATTAGATACCGGTATAACTGAAGAATCCTATAACGAACTTAGTCGTATAATTGATGATGTTAAACCTGTGTCACGTCAACTATCTAATTTGGCGATTCAATTAGTCTCTAAAGGCTCCTTACCCATTGGTGCCAGTAGTTATGATGGTAATACATTAGAAATCTATCCTTATATTGCTGAAACAGTCACAACACAATCAGAAAGCCATTTTGGCGCAACTATTCATTTAATCGATACAATGAGCATAACACCATGAATCAAACCTACTATACAATTTTAACTAAACGAGGAGCGGCATTATTAGCTAATGCCACAGCACTAGGCGTACCACTTAAGATAACTCAAATGGCAGTTGGTGATGGCAATGGTATTATACCCAAACCCAATGCAACTCAAACCAAATTAGTTCACGAAGTTAGACGGGCGGCTATCAACACATTATTTGTCGATAAAGGAAACCCTAATCAAATTATTGCGGAACAAGTTATACCTGAAACTGATGGTGGCTGGTTCATTCATGAAATTGGACTATTTGATGATAAAGGTAATCTAATCGCCGTAGGTAACTGTCCTGCTACCTATAAGCCCAAATTAGCTGAGGGCAGCGGACGCACACAAGTGATCAGAATGATCATTATTGTCGACAATACACAATCTATCGAACTAAAAATCGATCCAGCAGTGGTACTGGCTACCCGACAATATGTTGATGATTTGATTACTTCTAAAATGACCGCTCATGAAAAATCAACTAATCACCCAAATGCCACCACTAAATCAAAAGGCTTTGTACAATTAAATTCGGCTATTGATTCTAATCTCGAAAACCAAGCAGCAACACCTTTAGCAGTCAAAAAAACGTATGATTTGGCAAACGGATCGGTAAAAAAATCGGGCGACACAATGACTGGGCAATTGATTTTGTCTAAAAATGGATTAAAAATCAAGTATGAAAACAAAAATATAATGGAACTGGTGACGTCAAAAGATAATTATTCGCATGTTTTTTATGATGCGGAAAAACAAAAACGGCAGAATAAGTTAGTATATAACTCGACAAAAAACTCGTGGAGTTTTCAATCTATTGATGATGTCGTGATTAATGGTAAGTCAGTGCTAAAAACTGGAGATTATGGAATCGGCTCATTAACTGGTGCTCCAACTAGTAATCCAAATGATCGGTTACCAAGCGGTTGGTATGCAACTCAAACATCTGATTTTCCAGATTTGTCCAGAAATGATTCAGCCACATTAGCTGTTTACGGCAGTTCACATAAAAACTTTTACGTTGAACAATTATTCGTTGTTGCATCAAAAACACCTAAAATATTTAACCGCTGCGCAACAATAGATGGTAAACAACAATGGTATGAAACTATCACAACATCCAACATTAACAACTATATCCCCGTTGGAATTCCTCAACCATGGCCTAGTAACAATCTACCTTCTGGCTGGCTGGAGTGCAATGGTTCGGCTTTCGATAAAAATCAATTTCCAAAACTAGCAGTTGCATATCCTAATGGCTTCCTACCAGATTTACGCGGTTTATTTATTCGCGGTAAAGATAACGGACGTGGATTAGATCCCAATAGAGATATTTTAAGTTATCAGGACGATGCAATTCGGAACATTTGGGGTTCAGTGTATGGTTCGAATAATCCCGATCATGGTTTTCTAGGTGATTTAGTTAATGCTAATGGGACATTTAGATTAAATGGAGTAGGTAAAAAGAAAGGATTACCAAATGAGGGCGTCACTACTTGGGGTTGTGAAGAGCTGATATTTGATCCGTCGATATCCTCCCCTGTAGCTCATGAAAACCGACCGCGTAATATCGCATTTACATATATAGTAAAAGCTGAATAATTAGGAGAAAAATAATGAAATATCAATTAAAACCAGAATCAGCAGTATTAG